CCCCAGCACCGAGGCCGGGTTAGACAGGCACCGAAGGACGGCAGGCTTATGTTCGTCGTGGATTCCCGGCCTCGACTTGCTACCATTGTCGGCAATTACCCTATAAAACTAATAGGCAAAATGCTTGAGCAACGCAGAATTATTGAGAAAGTAGTGCTGTAAATGGCAAATGAACCGTGGAAACCAGGTTCAAGCTTGGGATCGAAGCTGTGTCAGTTTCCAAAGGGCCATCAACTCCTACGAGCGCCGCTGTTCGCCAAGGCACTTCATGCACTTGGACGGCGCAAAATTCTGCACCCGGAACCAAATGGTGAACTTAAAGAACGAACACGCTTCGAGGCATTAGCACTTCGGTTATGGCAATGGGCACTGTGTGAACCCGAACATTCATGGCAAGTGCCCCTGATCATGAATTCGCAGCTTCAACTATTGCGTCGGCTTGATCCGGTTCCCAAAGATGATAAGCCGGCAGTCAACGTAGTAGTGGCCAACGACCAGCAAGTGCAATTAGCCAACAGTGTCATGCAGGCTCCATCCGGCGAGCGAGGTTCTGCACTTATCGCTATACTTAAACAGCATGGATTCCTCGATGCTGATGGCACAAATGGAAAGCAAAGCCTTCCGAGCACGCAAGCTGATACACAAACTCAACAGTGATTTTCAAGAGGGCAAACCATGCCCTCCAATGCTTGAGCGTCTATTGCTCTTCTACCGTTGGTGTGAAAGTGGACTAGCGATTATTCGTTCGCGCGAGGCAACGCTCATCCCGCTCTGCCTCAATGACGTACAGTGCATTGTTCTTGCCACTGCGATGAGCCAGGCGGCAAGAGGGCAGCCGGTACGGCTGGTGATCCTCAAGCACCGGAAGCCCGGCGTCAGCACCATGGTGCAAGCTCTATTCTTTTTCTTTTGTGCACACTACGGCAATCAGATCGGCAATATGCTGGCACACCAAGCGGCCAGCACGTCGGAAATCTTCCAAATCAGCAAACTCATGGCCGAGCATTACCCATACACGGCACTGGGCGTAGGGCAGAACCAGATAAGCTTCGATGGCGGTTCGCGGTTCATCTGTCACACTGCTGGCGGTGAATCGTTCGGGGCCGGCGGAACGCCGAACCTGTTGCACCTATCGGAAGTGGCCCTATGGAAACAGAACAAGCACGAAACGGAATATGCATCGACTCAGGCCGTGCCATTTGATCCATGCACCGTCATTATCTACGAGTCCACGGCACGAGGGCGCGATTTGTTCTATGAACGATTCGAAGCTGCTCATGATCCGAGCAGTGCATATGAGCCATTGTTCTTTCCTTGGTACATGAACGATTGGGCTACGTCGCCGGCCGATGCTGATGTCTCGATCAACGATGAAGAACAATGGCTTGTCCAAAGCGCACACGATAACGGCGTTAGGATTACGCCAGGCCACATCGCTTGGCGACGCATGAAGCTGGCCGAACTAGGCGAGATCACGTTCCGGCAAGAGTATCCGTCAACGGCGGAAGAGGCAGTACGAGGCACGCGTAGTCTGGTTGTCCCGCACCTGGATAGCTGCATAATTGAGGACGTGCCTTATGTCTACGCCGGTATGGAATACTTCACGAATCGGGTAGGCGGCATTGACTTCGGCTACAACGATGACACCGTGATCATCAGTGCGGTGCGATTTGGTCAAGTTATATTCGTTATTGACGTGGCTGTATTCGCACAATCGTTATCGACTGATCAGGCATCGGCCATTATGGTCGGCCACAGATACTTCTGCGATCCGAGTGCGCTGGCCGCAAGGAAGGAACTCGAAAAACTCCGGCCTGATGCCACATTCATGGCTGCACCCATAATGGCCAAGCCGCAGGATTCGGAAGCAAGCTGGCAGCGTGTACGAGCTATGATATTAGCTGGGAACTTGAAGATAGTCCGTTCGTGTGCAGGACGCCTGCTTCGTGAATCGGAATCATTGATCTACAATGAGCGGACAGGCTTCCCGGACAAGGGGCGTTCAGAAGCCTGCGGGCATTATGATGCTTTGGATGCTCTGCGATATCTTGTGAACGGCGTCGCCGGCTGCGACATTAGGCCGTTGAACGTGAAGCACACTCGCGGCTTCAGTCTGAGAAAGGACTTGATGATATGATGATCAATGTACGCGAGACGAGCCCGGTGCTGGCCCGTCTACATCATTCAATTTACAAGCCGTCTTTGTCGATTGACTACAATCGTCGGTATCTCACCGATTTCCCCACCCCTAACAAATTCTCTGCTTGGTGGAAACAGATTGATGCAGGGGATATTGCAGCCGCCATAGAGATGACGGAGGAAATGGAAGCCAAAGATGCTCACTTGCAAGATGTCGCAAGCCGCCGGCGAGAAGCCTTGACGGCATTAGATTGGACGATCGTGCCTGCAAGTAAAGACGCATCGGACGAAGAAATGGAGGTTGCAGCATTCGTTCAGGGAACATTGGAACAACTACCGAGTTTCCCAGTTGTGCTTGAGCACCTGGCGGAAGCCATTGGCCCGGGTATCTCGGTCGCCGAATTGATTTGGAAGCGTGGTCGGCTGGTGGATATCGTCTCAGTACCCGGCCATCGACTGCAAGGCAGTTTGTTCAATCCTACGCAAATCTATGTGGAGACGGAAGACAATAGATATCCAGGCGTGGCGGCAGTTCAGCCGAAATTCGTAACCTACACGCCGAGCAGCCGTGCCGGGTTCCCGATGCGCGTAACGATCAGCCGAGCGCAATCCTACATTTGGGTGATTAAGCATTTCTTAATTGCCAGTTGGAGCGGTTACATTGAGACCTTCGGCCAGCCGGTTCGCACGGCTAGTATCGAACCGGGCGTGCAGGATGACGTCAAAGCTGAAGTCAAGAGTATGTTGGAGAATATGGGTACCGAAATGTATGCCATGTTCCCCAAGGGGGTGGACCTGCAATTCCTTGAAGCGGCTAAACATAATCAGCCGTTCGAGGGCATGATTGATTGGATTGAGGCTAAGCAATCCATTTTGTATCTCGGCCAAACATTGACGACCGAGCAGGGCAATGTCGGCAGTCTTGCTCTAGGTCGCGTACATGAAAACGTGCGAGCCTCCATCACCTTCTCAGATGTGCAGAAGGAACGCCGCATGATCCGCGAGCAGATCATTCGGCCTATTGTCATGTTTCGTTGGCCGGGTCGTGATGTACTCATTCCCAAGTTTCAACGGCGGATCATTGAAGCGCGTCAACTTGATGCTGAACGCACGGACTTGGACAAGATTCGGCTCATGCGTGAACTGGGGTTGCCCATAGACTCTTCGGTCATCTACGAGCGTCTCGGATTCCCGCTGCCAAAGGATGACGGCAAGGATGGCTGATCCTCTTCCGAAAGTTCTCATTGCCGTGCCACACATGGGCTGGATACATGTGGACTTGGTATGTGCAATGATGGGTTGGATGAGCGATGCGCGTGTGGACAAGAGATTCTTTTTCAACAACGCCGTCCCCTGCGAGAATAATCGGAACCAGATCGCAAAACGCTTCTTGGACAGTGATTGCCAATGGCTTATAACCATCGATGACGATAATGTGCCGCTGCGCAACCCGATCGATTTGGTGATTCGGTATCCGAACATAGACGTCATCGGTATCCCATGTCCATTGTGGCAATTGAAAGAGCTTGATCGCAATCCATTCTGTTGGAACTTCTCGCGCTATGGCGACGAAACGGAAGACGGTTTAGCTGCCGTGGATCATGTAGGGACCGGGTGCATGATCATCCGTCGCAAAGTTCTGGAAACGATACAATCGCCCTTCTCGTCTGAGTGGAACCCGGACGGCATATTGCGTTATGGAACGGATGTGGCCTTCTGCCGAAGATGCAAGAAAGCCGGATTCGGAGTCTTCATCCACACGCATTATGTGTGCAGACATTACAAGGAGATTGATCTTGAGCTTGCTCTCCGATGCATTAGACAATGCCGCGCAGGTGGAGTGGCAGACGAAACAATACGATTGGAAGCCGATTCCTTGGATGTCCTACGCACATCAGGCGGCGCTCCAGCATGTAATCACGTCGCCTGACTGCCGGAAGTGTCTCGAATATGGGTCCGGCGGATCGACGGTATGGTTGTGCTACACGAATCCCTTGTGCAAGGTGGTGTCTCTTGAAGAGGACGTGTATTGGATCAATCGTGTTGCGGTTCTGTATCGCAGTTTACAGGACGCGGGAATGGAACTGGCGTCGCTTAGTTTGTATTACAGCCAGCCGGATGGAGATAGCTTGCAAGAGTTTGGGCAACCACCACATGCACGATTAACGGACATGTTTGATTGCGTATTCGTTGATGGGCGTTCTATGGGGCGACCCAATCAGTTGCAAGAAGGCTGGTCTAAGTTGCTTCCTGGAGGTTACATGATCCTCCACGATGCCGAACGGGCGGAGTATGCAGAGGCGCTATCTGCGATCGTGCAGGGCTGTTCCGAAACCTGGAATAAAGGGCCACCGGGCAGTGCGCACTTGTTTATTGGAAAAAAATCTTGACTGAGCAGCCGATAGAACAAACACTTGCGACTCTGCTCACTAGACAGCAGGCAGCACGAATACTTAACCTTAAAGTCATTACACTGGATATGTGGCGATATAGACATACCGGTCCGCCATATGTTAAACTCGGCCATTCAGTGCGGTACCAAGCGTCTGACTTGCATGAATGGGTGACTACCCGACGCATCTCACCTGTTGACAAATAACAGCTTGCCGCGTTTAATTCTGCGCCATGGTCGATGTGTTGGTCTCCAGTCGCAGCATCACGCCGCGTGCTCCTCGCCGCATTCTTCTCCTACATGCCGGTGACATCAACTGGTCCGGTATGACGGCATTCCTGGACGAGTCTGCCGCACAGCAAATCATCGAGGATTTCAAGCGGCAGGGCGTGCAGTTGCCTGTTGATTACCATCATCAGACGACAAAGGCCGAAGACGGCCTGGACATAAAGGCCGAAGCCGCGGGATGGATCACTGATCTGGTATACGTCGCGGGTAAAGGGCTCTACGGTTTCGTGGAATGGACTGATGAAGCGCGAGAACTCATTGAATCTAAGAAATTCAAGTACATCAGTCCGGTTGTGTATTTTGAGAAGGCTACTGGGAAGCTTAGTGGCTTACATAGCGTGGCGCTAACAAACAGGCCGCGTACGCGCGAATTGCCGGAGTTGTTGGCACAAGCTGCACATAGAAAGGACGCAAAGACAATGGCAGGTGACATCAAGGCAGATGCGAAAGAGAAACAAGCTGCCGTCATGGATGAAATGCCGGCGGTCGATCCGGTCAGTTCCGCCTTGAAAGAAATTATCAGCGTTCTTGGTTTAAGTCCCGAAGCTTCCATGACGGAGGTTTTGCAGGCCGTCATTGCCAAGATCGGCAAAGGAAACCCTGAAGAGGAAGAGGAGGACGAAGAGAAAGAAAGCCAAGAGGAGACGGCACATATGGCTGAATTGAAGATCAAGGCCGAATCATACGATGCAATGGCCGGTCGAATTGCAGCCCTGGAAAAAGCTGCGGCTGACAATCAGGAAAAGGAGAAGCAGCGCACTGCTGCTGAACTTGTAGAGGAACAGATTGAGGCAGGTCGGCTCTTACCCGATGCCAAAGACGCCGTGGCTGCTGCAAAGGACTTAGCCAACAAGGATCCCGAAGGCTTCAAAAAGATTTTCGCGGCCATGCCTGTAGTTGCACCTCCGGGACGCGTGATGACCGAAGGTACATTCGGTGCATCCGGCAGGCCCTCCGATCGGACAAGCCTCATCGCTGCTGAACTTCGTGGCTATGACAGCGAAACGCATGTCCTTAAGACCACGAAAGCCGGATGGGTGAATGCGGGTCTTATGGCCGCCGGATTGCCACGGCTGACACGCGATGAAGTGAAAGCCTTGGACACCAATAGCAAAGCAAAGGAGAACTAAATGGCCGCATTAGCAGCAGACAGAGCGGTTCCAACGAACATATCCGGATTGGATCAACTGCCAAGCGGAGGCGTGCGAAATTATGGAGTGGTCGCCAGTGACATCGTCTATCAGGGTTCCTTCGTAAATCTTGGTAGTGGGTATATTCGTCCTTGCAGTGTCGGTGCTGCGCAAGTTGTCGGCATTGCTCTGCACAAGGCCGACAATGCCGCTGGTGCCGCAGGTGCGAAGAGCGTACAGGTATGGACTGGAGGTCTCTTCCAGCACGCATTGGCTGCTGCCGCTGTTACCGACATCCAAGCGGCCGGAAAATTGGTCTACGCGGACAATGCGAATAGCAATGGTGATCATGTATTGACGTTCGTGAGCACGGCCAACAGTTTAGTCGGTCGTGTAGTAGACGTGCCTGCCGCGGGGCAAGTCGTCGTGCGTATGCTGTGGCCGCAAAGCAGCTAAGGAGAATAACAGATGCCAAACCTTCTCAAACAACTTACCCAGCGCGAAGCACTCGGCAAGTTCGTCGATGCAATGGATGCGGCACCGAATATCTGGCAAGGCTGGTGTACGGAAGTCGAGTCCACCAACGAGAGCGAGCAGCATTCGTGGTTGGGTGCCATGCCTAAGCCCAAGGAATTCGCAGGTAGTTATGCCTTCGAAGGACTTATGGACTTCACGTACAACATTGCCAATAAGGAATTCACGCTCGCATTCGTCATCGATCGCAACGCACTGGAGGATGATAAGACCGGCGAGATCGATCGGCGTATCAGTCAAGCCGCCCAATTCTGGTCCTTGTTCAAGGATGAGCAACTCAAGGATAAGCTGGAAGCAACGACGACGGATACGTACGACGGCGTGGCGTTCTTTTCCGATTCCAGAACGATCGGTGCATCGGGCACCATTGACAATAACGTCGGTGTAGCAGCGACGGTGGAAGCCAATCCGACAACGACTGAATTTCTGGATGCATTGCGTGATGCTGTCGCAGCCTTGGAGGGCTTCGCCGACGATCAGGGACGTGCCGGATACAATGCCGCATCAGCCTCCGAGTTCCGCGTCATCGTTCCGCCGAAGTATCGCAAGGCGGCGACGGAAGCGCTGAATGCGACGATCATCGTCAATACCAGCAACCCCTTCGGTCAGAACCTGGCACAACTGGACGTCCTGCCCTATCTGACGGCAGCTAACAATGTGTTCTTCATGGCTGCGACTGGAACGCCGCAGCGACGGCCGTTCATCATGCAAACACGGACGCCGTTTGAACTTGATGTACTCAGTGATGATGTGTCTCTGGCTGAGAATCACGGCCTCAAGTTCATCGCTCGGCAGAGGTATCACTTGCAATACGGCGAACCGCGCAAGGCGGTTAAGAGTACCTTCTCTTAGGATTGAGATATGGTCATCATTGACAAAGTAAGCGGAAGGCCGTGGAATAATGCGAATGCTGCGCTTAAGAGCCGTTCCATTCGTGCACAAGTCGTAAGTGAATTGCGAAAGCGCGATACGGAACGAGGAATACCTGAGAACGGGCAAGTATACCGCGAGGAAGTCACCACGGTTAAGAAAAACGGGCAGGAAGAAGTCGTAAAACGCGTGTGCATTGTTGATCCCATTCTTGCGGCCCTGCGACATAAACCGGAAGAGGTGGATACATTGCATCGTCTACGGTGGCTGGAGTTTGCATCTGAACCGCAAGACGAAACAGCGTTTATAGACTCCGTGAATAAAACGGCCTTAGCTGCCGAAAAAAACCGACTCAAAAAGAAAGCCGATGAATTGGGGCTGATTGATGGGCAACTACGCGAGCGTAGCAGACTTGCAAAACAGGTTCGAGAACAATGAGGCGGTTGCTCATCTTACGAACACGATAGATGAGACCGGCGTACCTGATACCGCCGTACTCAATGAAGTCATCGACCATGCCGAAGGCTTCATCAACAGCTTTTGCGGCAATCGCTACAAAGTGCCGGTCAGCACGACGGACGCCGGCGTTGCTGCCATGCTCAAGGGAATCACGCTTGATCTGGCGGCGTATTTCTTAGTGGCTCGCCCGGGAACCGAAGTTTTGGCTGGAATGCAGTTAGCATATGACCAGGCTGTTGCATGGCTGGAACTCATACGTGAAGGGAAGGCCGTCTTGCCATCGGCCGCCACGCTCGCCAGTACCGGAAGCCGTGATCCATTATTCGGCTGGGGTCAGTCCAGTACCGCAGTCACCAGCCTCCGACGATTTGCCATTGCACAGCAGGAACAGATCTGATGATCGAACAGATCGAATTGGCACTGATCAAGCAATTCGACGGCGATATGCGTCTCGTCAAGGAGGCTCGCAAGCTCTATCCAATCGGAGAAGAGCAGCAAGTAACGCGACCTTACGTAACACTTGCAATGACGATGGCCGAAAACGTATCGGCCTTCCAAGAGCATCAGGAGCAATGGGAAGCCACGTTCACGATCCATACTTCCTCGGTAACGCCGAGAACCGCGAAGCGCATTGCGCAACATCTGCTTCGGGTGTTTGGCGATCAAGTATTCTCATGCGGCGATGGAGTGCAGATAACGGGCATGTGGCTTACCGGTAGTTCGCCACCGGAGCGAGTTGAGGACTTGGCAAACACATGGCAGATGGAAGTGACTTTCGAGGTCTTTGTTGACCGTGCGACGGCAGTTACGGCGAACATGTGATGGCACTATCAGCGACAAGAGTTAGGCGAATCGAGTTCAATCTCAATCGCATCATTACGCGCAATAACCGCGTTCTGTCGCAAGTCCTGAACGACCTGACAGGCGAGATTGAAGCGGAATACAAGCACAGATTGAGCGCAAAGCAAGCGCCACCGCCATCTAAGCGCGGACAGATTCCGGCACGAGACAGCGGCCAACTCGTGGATAATACACATGTCATCCGCAAAGGTCGTGAGATTATTGTTACCACGCTTCAATACGGAGTATGGTTAGATGGAGGCACTAGTACTATCGCTGCACGCCCTTGGATTCGCCGTCTACTGCACAACCGTCGTGCCTATTGGTCCAAGCGTACCACTGCATTGTTGCACGCTCATTCGAAAGGCCGCTAGCGGATGGCCACATTAGGACAATCCATTTCCGGCGTACGCGGCAAAGTACTCATCGGAACCAATCGTATTACGATAACGCCCGGTGCTCAGGATGCAGTCGGTACGGTGGCCGTCGGCAATATCATCCGATGGTCCGCCACCATTGCCCGAGAAATACTTGATGCCAGCACCTTCGAGCAGCAAGACAATGCCCGGCGCAAGCTAGGCGGCATGATGTCCCTCACCGGCAGCGTCGAAGGTCGAATGGACAACATCAATCTATTCAATCTGATCCGCATTCAGACGGAAGACGTGATCGTCGATACTGCGCCAGGGGTGGGTGATCCTGCGTGGTTCGATCTTTATACGATCGGCACTGCCGGTTCTACATTAGGCTATCGGTTCCAAGCACTGGTAAGCAACATCCGCATGGATACGCCAAAAAACGGATGGGCGACGTTTACTTTAGATTTCCAGAGCGACGGTGACATAACCATTCCCGCGGCGGCTCCATAATGGCACTTGGCACACAGATAACCGGCGTACGAGGTCGCATCACGATTCCACTTGCAGCAGGATCGTTCAGCGCCAGCCCCGTATCCGCTACAGGTGAAGTCGCTATTGCCCATGTGACTCGTTGGACGCTCAGTATCCGCCAGGAAATGCTACCGAACGACACATTCGATACTCTCACAAACTCGCGCAAGATCGTAGGCGGTTTGTACGATGCAACGGGTACTGCTGAAGGATATCTGGATAGTGCGAACGTCGTGAAGATAGCCGATTTGCAACTTGAGGATGCTTTGCCTACCGCCGGCTTCAACCTCTACACGCGCGTGATGACAGCGCCGGAAGCAGCGGCGGATATAGGCTACAAGTTCTCAGGCATCATCAGCAATGTGCGCCTCGACGTTCCCAAAACCGGTCAAGCTACGTTTTCGTTGGACTTTGAGAGTAGTGGCGAAATTCTGAACGCCGATGCGATTACTTAAGGTGCAATGGCTACGACCCTATCCCTTGTTTTGCGCGACACCCTGCGAGGTTACTACCGCAGCGATACAGACCTCACCAAAGCTGCGGAATTGATCGAAATTGATCTTCCCCCGCAGTTCCAGAAGTTTACAAACGGCACCGGTGTCCATCAAGCTAATCGTTTCGTAAGCGATAAGCTCACAGTTGGAATAGGGGGCACCAGTCTTGACGTGCGTGGCACCACGCTGTTGGACATTTTCGGCCAGGCTTTCAACCTGACGGTCCTGCGTGCCATACGCGTCTGCAATATCGAGGACACGACGGGCACATTAGAGATATCCGGCAATCTCATTACCAGTATCTATTCCGGCACTGGTGCAGGATTCAAAGACTTTCTAGGCCCTCGCGCCGTATGGCACAAAACATTCCCGGTAGATGGTCTACCGATCACTGCCGGCGTAAATGACATTATTACATTTACGGCACAATCTGGAAGCATCCAGATGCAATACGACCTCATAGGAGCACAGTAAATGGATTTGAGCATTGACGCACAGAGACCGTTCAGCTTCGCAATGAATGGGCGCACTTATACCATTGGAGCACTGACCATCGGCGATCGCTTCGATATTGCCAATTCTATACGTGGCGATCGGGTGAGCCAGTTTCTGGCGACTGTCGAAACGGTACGATTGCCATACGAGGTCGTCAGTGCGACGCTTGCGGCCATCATGTGCAAGGACGTGACGATGGAAGTTATGGTAGGCACTCCGGAGGGCGAGTTCTACAGTATCTATTATGCATTGCGCCGCGGTGATTCGAACATTACCAAGGAACAGGTACGGCTCCTTATGCCGATGGCGCGGCGTATCATTCAGGATGTCCTCATTCATGCCCACCTGCTGGAAAAACGGCTGGAGCAACAGCCGGACCCTACAATCTCTTTGGCTGGGGCGCTGGCGACACCCG